GATAAAGATGGCATTGCAGTTTGCGAAAGGCGACCTCATGCCGCACGCTCCATCTTTCTTAGCCGCGTGGCGATCCTGGATGCTTCAGCGATCAAGGCAGTGGATACGCGACTTGAAACGTGCAGCCCCAGCGCAACTTTGCGGGCGTGGCTGGGGGACACGGACAGTTTCCGAGCAATGCGGCTGAAGATACCGTAAGGAGGGTTTTCAAAAATCGGGTGGATGGGCCGGATTTTCGGCTGACCTTTTCTGCTGGGTCTGGTAGTTTGGAGCTTCAAGAGTTGGCCCTCTGATTGGTGAACTGAAGAATATCCGCGAGCAGATATTTTGTCAACAGAAAAAATACGTAAAGGCATAACTGGGGACGGAGGGACGCCGCTCGGGGATCGCATCCGAGGGCTAAGAAAGTCGTGTGGCTTCACGCAAACCCAACTGGCTGCGCTACTTGGAGTGAGGCAGTCAGCGGTTGCGCGTTGGGAAAAAGGGGATGACAGGCCGGTCGCGCGGACGCTTGTCAGGCTTTCCGAACTAGCGAATTCCACAGATAGGCAATGGTGGCGCGACCAGGCAGCGGAGCATATTGGTTTTGAACCTAATAACGGACTCGGCACATTCGCGGTGCAGAGCGCCCTTCGTCCGATACCATTGCTTAAAGATGTGAAGCAGGTGGCGGCATTGGGCGCGATCTCTCCGAACGACGTTGAACGATTCCTTCAGTTTCCTGCCGAGTGGTTCCCTGAGGGTGGCGAAATACGCGCCGTGCGCGTCAAGGGCCAATCAGTGTCCGATCTGTTAGCGATGGTGGATGTGAGCAAGCGGGATGCCGACCGGCTTGCAGGTCACATGGTTGCGGTGCAGACGCCCACTGGAATTGAGGTACGATGGCTGGTGGCTGAGGGGAACGGGTTCATCCTTCTTCCATTCACGCCGGGGCAGCCAGTGCGCTTGCTGAAGTTTCGCGGGGAAAACAGCGTGATCGGTTTAGTCAGATGGGTCGGCGATGCGCCGCCCGGAAAGTGAGGCACGAAATGAATCGAAGAGCGATCCTCGCGGTGGTGTTGTTGCTCTTCGCGGTCGCTGCTGCTGCCGTGTTCATCCACATCCACCATCAGAGCGCGATCGGTGCTGAGCTTCGGCTGGCATATGCGGCGGTCGGCAACGCTGAAGACTACAACGAGAATGCCGCATTCGGAGAGGCGGACTTGGCGGCCCGAGAACGCCTTGACGCGCTCGACGTGGAGACCGTGGATCAAGGCCAGGCCAAGGCAAGAGATGCATTGCGCTCGTGGCTGGAATCTCTAGAAAGCCTTGTGAGTTCGCATACCTCAGAAACTGCCGTTCTACGGGCCGGGATCGCCGACAAGGCAAGAGGGGAAGCCGTTCACGCCATGGCCCCTTTCCTTGGGCCGGCGGGAAAGTGAGGCAAGATGCCGAACTGTAGAATTTGCGGAAGACACGCGGGGCTGTTTTGGGATGTCCATGACGAGTGCCAAAAGGCTGTAGATTTGGGGAAAACGGCTGAAGAAGTTCAGCGCACGGGCGCCCTCCCGGCCGTGTCGCGCCCGCTGACCGCCTTCGGTGTGTTCTGGGCCGTGTTCCTTGCGCTATGCTTGTACGGCATCGTCGCGGGCATCGTGGGGGAGTTCCTTCATGAAGTCAGCCGATAAATTGGCCGATCGATGCGCGTCGTAAAAAAACGTTATAATGTGGCAACGCCTCCCCCGAAAACCACATCACGCGCCGGGTATTGTTCTATTTGTCGCGATTGTTCGATCTATCGCGGCGCGGTCTGTTTTGCTCCCTAAACTCAATCTCAGACCAGTATGGTTGCGACCCGCCAAATATCCGAAAGGAGCATGGCGGAGAGCCAGAGCAGAGTGTCCGTGCGGTTGCCCGTGCCTGCGCGCCAAGTAACGCGTTGGGCTTTGCAGCCGCCGGCCTCGATTGGATTGAGGCATGCGCGGATGAATGACGACAAGACATTGAGCGCGGCCGGGCTGGCCCTGCTGAAGCGGAGCGAAGGCTTTCGCGCCAAGGTCTACCTGGACGTGGTGGGGATTCCGACGATTGGCTACGGCCATCGCCTGCTGCATGGGCAGAGTTTTCCCACTGGAATCGACGAAGAGTTTGGCGCGACGATCCTGGCTGACGACGTGCACGAGGCGGAGCAATCTGTAAAACGCCTGGTGCGTGTTTCGCTGACTCAGGGCCAGTTCGACGCGCTGGTGGATTTCGTTTTCAACCTGGGCGCGGTGCGGCTGGGCGCGTCCACGCTGCTGATCGAATTGAATGCCGGCCACTACGACGCGGCAGCGGAGCAGTTGCTGCGCTGGGATCACACCGGCCTGAAAGAAGTGCTGGCGCTGAAGGCGCGGCGGCAGGCGGAGTTTGCGCTGTGGCACGCGGAAGCGGACGGCGGCCCGGCGGCACAGGCCGAGGAAGAGAAGGGGCCTGATGGCGGGCGTAAACAGTGACAACATCGCCGACGTGTTCAGCTACCACGCACCGGGCGGCAACGATCTGGAACACTACCAGGCGCTTCGCGATGGCGCGCGGACCTTCGCTGAAGTGATCCTGGCGAACTGCCCGCCATGCGCCGATCAGCAAGCCGCGCTGCGGAAGGTGCGCGAGGCGGTGATGACAGCCAACGCGGGCGTTGCATTGAAGGGGCGGGTATGACGCTATCGAGAGGATTGATTGCCGGGATTGTGGCTGTGCTGCTGGCTTTGACTGGCCTGGGCGGCTACGGATGGCTGCAAGGGCACGACGCACGCACCAAGGCTGAGACCGCATCCGCCGTGCAGCAGAAGACTGCCGACGCCGCGAAAAGCGATGCCACCGCAACTGCGGACCAGCTGAAGCAGACGCTGGCCGCATTGCAGGCGCAGGCCGCTAAGCCCGCGACGCCGCAGTCGATTGTGTTCGACACTTCGAAGCTGATCCCGAACATGCCGCAGCCTATTGTGATTCAGGCCGCGCCTGTGCCGGCCGCGGGAAACGGACCCGCGTTGCCGGCCAGCCCGGCCGGCGACGCCAAGCCGCAGCAGCAGCTCGTGATTCCGGCGGCGGATTTCCAGGCGATCCAGACGGCGGAGATCGGCTGCCAGGAGAATGTGGCCAGCCTCGCGGCCTGCACCAAGGAAGCCGTGGATACACAAACGCAACTGACGGCCGCAACCGCCGAAGCCAAGGAATGGAAGACGGCGGCGAATGGCGGAAGCTGGATCAAGCGCACGGTGACGGCGCTGAAGTTTATAGGTATCGGCGCGGGCGTCGGTTACGTGGTGGCCCACAAATGGTGAAGGCAATCGGCGATTTCTTCCGCTCGCAGTTCAGTGAGAGCGATGGCACGGTGAGCAACACGCGCGTGTGCATCTGGCTTGTGGTGGTATTCGCGCTGGGTTGGGTAACGGCTTTGGTGTCGAAGATCCACGGTACGGTGACTGTGAGCGATCTGGGGCAGGTGCTTGGGCCGCTGGGCATGTTCGTGACAGGTATCTCCGGCAGCCTGTATGCCATTAACAAGACGGCGGATGTGTTCAACAACCGGACGGCGGCGAACAAGCCGCCTGGGCAATAAGGGAGACTGGGATGATCATTTTTGCAATTGTGTGCATAGCGCTGGCGGCGCTGATTGTGGCGTTTCTGCTGGGCGGCAAGTACGGCAACGGCTGGCTGCAGGCGGAGCTGGCGAAGGAACGCGAGTTGACGAAGCTGATCGTAGCGGATCGGAACAAGGCTCAGGATCTGGTGGCGAAAGCCAAGGCCGCGGCAGTGCAGGCCGGGATCGACGTGAAGAGGGTGTTTCCGTTCCTCGCGCTGCTCTTCGCGATCGGCGGGTTCATGGCGAGCTGCGATGGCGGCACGCTGTGCCATGCGCAGGCGGTTGCGGCGCTGACGCCGAGCGGGACTTCCTACTCGCCCGAGACCGACCTTGAGAAGCTGGATGTGCAGGCGCTCTCGACGGCTAAGGCGACGGTCGATTTTGCGGCCTTCTCGCTGACCGACCAGGCGATTGCCGACGAGTTGAAGGCTCTGGCCGCGCGGCAGGTTACCGTCCGCATCTATCTCGACCGGGGCGAGTTACAGTCCGAGTGCCGGGCGGATGTAACATGCGCCAGAATTCCACTGAAGGAACTTATCGGGTTTCCGGGAATTTCCATCCGGGTGAAGTACTCCAAGGTGCTGATGCACTTAAAGAGTTATGAGCTGGACGGTCTGCTGCTCAGAGACGGCTCGGCCAATTTCAGCATCCAGGGAGAGAGCCGCCAGGACAATTCGGCGGTGTTTACCCAGGACGCGGCGGCGGTCGCCGGCTTCGAGCGAAAGTTCCAGGCGATGTGGGACCGGCCGGACAACCTGACGGTGGCCCAGGCGGTGCAATCTTCGCCCCCAGTGGGGAAGTAAAAGCGAAAACGCGCTGGCGGGCGCGCTGAGGCGCCGGGGCGGAATCCTGCGTGGGTAGGTCGAAAAACCGGAGAAACCGGCTCCTACCCGGCAAAGTGGGGCGGGAAACCGGCAACAGATCGAGGATCTGTACTTTTGGAACCCGATTTTTGTGGATTTGGGATTTTGGGCGTGGAGGCGGGTGGAATGGGCGAGGGCGGCATGGGTCAGGGCGGCTCGGGTCTGGGAGAGCTTCGGGTCGGTTTCCGGAAGGGCTGGCTCCGGTACATCGGGGTAGTGACGGCCGGGGGGACCGGCATGGCAATTTGCCTGGGCGCCTACGACGTGCTGAAGAACCAGCCGGCCCAATCTTTTACTTTGCTGCACGATTGGGGTCCCGCGTTCCTGATTTGTATGTTGCTGGTTATCTTCGGCAGTAAGTCGCTCGACGGACTTGTGTTGGCAGTTAGGGAGAGTTTTACTTCAATTGCCGCCGCGGTGCAGAACCAGGCTGAAACAAACGGGCGCATGGCGGACGCCTCGACCAAGACGGCCGACGCTTTGACCAGGCTGGCGGAGCAAGGCGGTAAGCAATTCGAGGAAGTGCGCCGGCTCTCGATCTATGCCGCGCAGGAAATCAGCGGCGTGTACGAGCGGTTCGACCGGACGGACGCGGCGCTGCTCGCCCTGGCCAGCAGCGTGAAGGGGTTGCACACGAAGCTGGGCAACGAGAAGACGGCACTCGATTTGAAGGAAGCGGGGGCGACCAGTGAGCACGGAGCGTGAATTGATCCAGACGAAGCGGCGGCGCGGCAACATGCTGAAGCTGATCCGCCAGGGCCACGAGGCCCAGTTTGAGCGCATGGACGATTTTGAGATGCACGCCATGATGCAGGATCTGGGCGCGAACATGAGCGTGCGCCAGACGCTGACCATGCTGCAGGATCTCCAGTCGTTCGGCTATGTGACGTTTGTGCAGAGCTTCAGCGAGGCCAAGGAGCGCACTGTGGCTGAGCAGATCATGCTCACGGCCCAGGGCGTGGCCCTGGTTACGCGCCGCAAAGACACCGACGAAGTGCTCTTCGACTGAGGGGGCGGCCATGGCAAACGGAAAGCGGCCGCGCACCGGCGAAAAGCGCAAAACGAATCTGCCGCTCAAGATCGACCGCCTGCCGAAAGCCGCGCAGGACGCGATCCAGACGCTGTATCAGCATGGCCGGACGTGGGTTGAGATCGAGGAGCAATCGGCTCGGCCTTACAGCGCTGACTGGGAAAAGGACGGCGGCGGCTTCATCGACTGGGTGGAAGTGGATACCGACGCGCTGAATCTCTTCCCCGCGCTGCGCCTGCCCAAATCGACGTTGCAACGCTGGTTCGACTTGCGCGTGGCCCAGGTGCGCAGCCAGGTGATGGCTGAGTCCGCGAAGACGCGGGTGTGGGTTGAGGCGCTTGCCGGCAAAGATGTGGCTGGAACGAACGCCGCGGTGATGAACGCCGCGCGCGACCAGGCATTCGCGCTGATGCGTCAGGTTGGACCCGAAGATCAGGTGAAGTTTCTCGACGGCATGAGCCAGCTATCGCTCACCCTAAGCCGCTTGCAGCGCGTAGACCTGCAGGCCAAGCGCGTGGATGTGGACATGCGGCGGCTGAAGCTGCTGGAAGATCGCGAGAAAAGCGCACGCGAGAATCTCGACCAGGCCACCCGGAAAGCCGGATCAGGTCAATTCACGTTGGACGATATCAACCTGCTGCGCGAGCGCACATTTGGTTTGCCGCCATTAGCGGTACCTGCTCATGATTGAGGTTCTCGATCGCGAAGTCGCAATGCCGGCCGTATTGCAGATGCGGCCCTACCAGCAGCGCTGGATAGACGACGACACGCGCTTCAAGTGCGCGGTGAAGTCGGCCCGCATCGGCTACAGCTTCGCCACAGCCTACCGGCGCGTGGAGATCTCAATGCGGCATCTGGGGCGAACCACTACCGTTCTTTCCGCGTCGAAGGCGCAGTCTGTCGAGTTTGTGGAGACCTGCGCCAAGCTTTGCCAGCTTATGGGCGGCACGGCGCAGTCGATCGCCAATGAAGACTTTGTGGACGCGCTGGGCCGGATCGAGGCGATCCAGAGCAAGATCACGTTTCCCAATGGCAGCCGCATCATCGCGCTGCCCGCCAATCCGCGCACGGCTCGCGGCTATCCCGGCGACGCGGTGCTGGATGAATTTGCGCATCATGAAGACAGCTACGCCATTTTCGCGGCCGTCTTCCGTCAGGTGGCGCTGGGCAACTCGCTTGAAGTGCTGAGTACTCCCAACGGCGAGCAGGGAAAATTCTACGACATTGCCCGCGATCTGGGCCTTGATATGGGCGTTGCGCCGGCCGAGCTGCCGGTGAAGAGGAACGGATGGAGCGGGCACTGGGTGGATGTACATCGCGCCGTGGCCGAGGGCTGCCCCATCGACATTGAAGGGATGCGGCGCGGGCTGAACGATGTGGACACCTGGAATCAGGAATTCTGCTGTGTGTTCCTCAAGGCAAGCGGTTCGTGGCTGACTCTGGACTTGATTGCGGCGTGCGAAGACGCCGGCGCGACAATCGATCTGCCTCCAGACTTCAGGCCGCGCGGGCCGCTGTTTGGCGGCATCGACGTTGGCCGCGATCATGACGCAACCTGCCTGTGGCTAGACGAGCGGATCGGCGACGTGGCCTGGACGCGCGCAATCGTAAAGCTGCACGCTATCAGCTTCCCGGAGCAATGCAAGAAGCTGAATCCAATTGTCCGCATGACATCGCGCAGCGCCATCGACAAAACCGGCATGGGTGTGGGCCTCTTCGACCTGCTGAACCTTGAGAACCAGGGCAGGCTGCTGGGCGTTAGCTTCGCCGGCACCAATGACAACGGCGTGAAAATGAAGACCGACCTGGCCATCCGCATCCGCAAGCGCCTGGAGCAGCAGCGCAGCCGTATCCCATACGATCCGCAGATCCGCGCGGAGCTGATGGCTATCAAGCGCCAGGCCACGTCCACGGGCGTCACGTTCGACGCGCCGCGCATTGAGGTGGACACGGCCGTGGCCGGCGGCGTGAAGAAGAAGCTGTATGCACACGCGGACGCATTTTGGGCCAAAGCGCTGGCGGACCTGGCCGGCGACGAAGTCTACGCATTGGATTACGGCGTGCCCGACACGGCGACCGCGTCCGCGCTGCTGAAAGGATACTTGTGATGGCCGACCCCAGATTGCTTGCCGTTCCGCCGATGCCCCCCAAGGGCGAGATGATCTCGTCTGACAGCCTCTACATGCAGCAGCTCTCGCTTTATCGCAATACGCTGGCATTCGGCGGCACGCGCAACCCCACCGACATTTGGTCAAGCATGACCTACAACCTGCCGCAGACCATGGCCTACTATCGCGAGATCGAGGACAAAGACGAGGACGTGTCCAACGCTTTGGACACGCTGCGCCTGAGCGTGCTGGAACGCGACAGGAGCGTGTTGCCGGCCAAGGGCGACGAATCCGCGTTGGCGGACGAGGTGAAGACATTCGTCGAGGGTGAGTTGGACAAGCTCGACTTCCATGCGGTGCTCGACTGTATTCTGGACGCGCCCGGCTACGGCTTCAGCGTTCAGGAGATGATCTTCGATACTTCCATGGGCCAGGCTTCGCTGGTAGACATCAGCGATTGCCCGCAGGAATTGTTCCTCTTCGGCAACCGCTTCTATCCGCAGGTTGGCCAGTTGCGGCTGCTCGATTCTCCCTGGGCGAGTGACGGCGCGCTGATGCCCGAACAGAAGTTCCTTATCTACAGCTATCGCAAGCGGAGCCGCAACCGCATGGGGCGGTCCCTGATCAAGAGCGTCTTCTGGCCGAGCTGGTTCAAGCGGAACATCCAGGCGATCTGGATGCGGTTCGCCGAGAAGGGGCCCGGCACGGCCGTGGTGGAATACAACGACGCCGACAACGAGAGCGAGAAGAAAAAGGCCGTCGAAATTGCGCAGGCGCTGGTTGAGCGCGTGGCTATCGCGGTGCCAAAGGGGATGGTGGTCCACGAGGAGCTGCTGAAGATCGCGAGAGCGCAGGATCCGAAGGTCTACGAGAATTTTTTCCAAACGATGCAGTACTCGATCATCCGCAAAGTGTTGGG